CTGAAGTTATTGGTGCTACTGAACCAAATCTAGTTTCTGCATCTGTGTATGCTTGGGGTGTACCTGATCTAGCATAACCACGAGTCATTGCCTGAGATGTTAATTCATCAGGCGAAAAATATGATAATCGTTGACCACCATAAGGTTGATATCCTTGTATACTTTCAGCTTCACCACGCTGTAATAGTCTCTCAAAATATGGTTGTACATATTCTGGTAAATCAGTTTGAGTTATTTTTTGTTCTGTTGGAGCACTGCTCCCTCCACCTCCTGACATTATACTTTCTCCTTAAATTTCATTTCAAAATGAACATGACTTTCTTTCCATTGATCATCTTGTTTTGTTGACCAATATGCAAAACCTTTTCTTCCAATAGCTTCAATACCATCACAATCATTTTGTTTTGCCCAATTTGTTATAATCGGTCTGCCTATTTCAACCCAATCTTGCATTTTTTTACCGCCTAATTGCAATATATTTAACATTTTTAAACCTGTAGGATAGTAAACAAAGTTAGTAACTGCACAGCCAATTACTTTATCTTCTTCAGTATTATATGTTATCCATAAATGACATTGATTATCTATTAATTGTTTATAAATAGTATCAATGGTATGTCTACCATTAGATCGTTTACATGATCTTTTTAAAAACTTATCAACATATTTCCAAACTAAATAAACATCTTTAGGAAGAACTGCAGAAAATTCTATTTTTTCATGTTCTTCCATTTCTATGCGTTGAGCTACTTGATTCATGCTGGTAATAATCCTCCAGCATTAGCTAACATAGCAGGTTGTTTAGTTGTACCTGTTCTTTTTTGTCTGACTCTATCCATCATGGCATATAATTCTTCAGAACCTGCTTGTGAACTACCATCTCCTATACCTGATACAACATCAGCAGGAACAATAAATTCATCTTGCGATACAGCTATTTTTTCTTTGTTACCTATGCTTCCAAGCAGGTCATCATCCATTCCGCCATTTCCAACACCTTCTATTAAACCTTCTGTTTGTTTAGTGCCATCTGGATTTAACACCATTTCTCTTAATGTCATAAATGCTTCGCTTCCGTATTTTTCTACAAACATATCTACAACATTTGTGTTATCAGAATCGCCCATTAAAAATGCAATAACTTCTTGTGTCATAGGGTCTTGCATAAAGTCATCTACTGGTGGAGACATTATTTCTGTTTGACCTTGATTAGCATATCCATTCTTCAGCCTTCCTACTTCAAAAGGTATAGGTATGTCTTTATCAATACCTAAAGCAGAAGGAACAGTAAAAGATAATTGTTCTGTTGGATCAGTAGGCTTATTCCTGTTTCGAACCATATCCATTGTTTTAAACCGCTCTTCTCTTCTTTTTTTAAATTCTTCTAAGGAATGATAATTTATATAATCTTTAATCGCAGACAAACCCTCATTCATAATAGACCAATCTCCAGTAGTAGCATAATTTTTTAATTGTTCATCAATTAAGTCACTTGATTCTATTAACGAAGGGTATTTTTGATTTTCAAAATCTTTAGGTGTAAAATTTTCTCTAAAATCTTTTATAAAAGCAGCATATCCAGTTTTTAAAGCATCTATTGAATCACTGAAAGATGGAGCACTCCATATTGGTAACCCCTCTTGATTAGCTGTTCTTGTTGCTTGAACCCATTTATCAAAACTTGGGTCTTTAAAAAATCCAACATCCATAAGGTGTGGCGTAATAGCATATTTTCTTAAAAACTTCATAGTTTTTTCATCTGTTTCTTGTGTCATAGAATCCATAATTTCTTGTTGTCCTATTTTAGCTCCAGATATTTGTGCTTCTTTAAGTTGTTTTATTTGAGAATCCATTTCTGTTTGACCTTGATTAGCATATTTAGTTATACCGCCTTTAGCTTTTCCCATTGGACCATCTGCTGTAAAATAATCGCCAATATCTGTTGTAGTATTTAATGAATCTAAGTAATCTTGAATTTCTTTATTTAGAAAAAATTGATTTGTTATTCCTGATGCTCCCATATAGTCTGCAGGATTAAACCTACCCATAGCTCCTGCTAAATTTAAGTCCATATCACTAAAATAACCTTGATCACTATTATCTGCTTCTTCATAAAAACTTCCATTTTCACCACCATCCCCAATGCCAATGCCAGTATAGTCACTATCATCTATTGGAAGCGTTTTTATTGGTGGTACTGGATAAGGATCATATGCAGACTCTATTAATCCTAATGGTGCAGAGCCTGTAAATGCTGCATATGGGTCTATAGTTGTATGTGGTGCAAATTCAACGCCTTGTGCTGTGCCTGGAATATAATTACCATCTGCATCAAATGAGCCTTCGTAGTCGTAACCACCTTTAGTTCCTGTATAAGTATCTGGTCCTAATGTTGGTGATACTCCACCGCTAAGAGAAGTGGTTGGAGCATTAATAGTATCAGGTCTAAAGTACATAGTTTCAGGTGCAAATCCTGCCATAAAGTTAGGATTAACTGCGTATTGTGTTTTAGCTGGTGCATATACTTGTTTTTTTGATTCATAACCATAATCAGTATCACCACCACCTTGAAATTGTGTCATACCACCTGATGCTGAATAAAGCATAACTTCAGGGTGATTTGCATACATTCTTCTTCTGCGTTCTTCCTCTTCCATGTCTAACTTACGCATTTCTTGTTCAAATAGTTCTTGAGAGTGTATAACTCCTCTTCCACCTAATGATGCACCAGCTACCATACCACTAGGAGACATAAGTCCTGTTGCTAATGATTTAGCACCTTGATCAAAACCACCTGCAAAAGTATCTTTAAGTGCTGTTAAAGGACCAGTTGCAACTCTTGGATTTGCTGCTGCTTGTATTGCTGCATCTGTTGCTGCTTGTGCTGGTGCTGTACCTGAAGCTACGGCTGCTTGTGTAGCTGTATCTGTTGCTGCAGCTTGTGCTGCTGTATTTGCTGCACTTGTTCCAAATCCTGCTGTTAAACCAGATAGTAATGCTTTAGAACCAGACCCACCTGATTGTGCATATGTAGCTGCTCCTGCTCCAATACCTGCTGCAAGGGCAGGAGATAAACTTGTTAAGAAAGTAGTTCCTAACCAAGAACCTAACATAGGTGCTAGAAAAGGTAAGAAGGCTTCAGGTTGTCCTGTTTGTGGGTTTACTGTAATAGGCATTGCTTGTGCCAAGCCTTTAACTTCTGCTGGATTTACATGAAGAAGCATAGAGTCGCCATAACGACCTTGATTAGCTACATTTTGTGTTTGTTGCTTTATATCCATTCTTTATCTTTCCTCTTTGGTTTCACAGCCAAACATATTAAAACTCATGTCAACTGCACTTGTATAAACTTTTATAACATCTGTTTGATTTAATGTTATACCTAAAACGATTGCTAGGGAATCATTAGCTCCTACTGATTTATCATAATATAAGTATTGTTTATCATCAGCACCTGCTCCAGCCACATGAACACTTAACCTAAAAGTTATAGCTGAACCTGTACGATTTGCTGCCACAATAGAACTAACAGTTGTTTGTGTCATATCTGGCACTGTATAAAGTACAGTTATTGTAGTAGCTGCTGGGTCTAACTGTCCTAATACTTTAAGATTATCAGCCATGTTTCATTCCCATAAGTAAAAATTGATGTCGTTTAGAAGCCTTGCTTATAGTAGTAGACTTCATTCTATTAATTAGAGTGATTTTAGTATTGATTTCTTCAATAGCTTGTTCTATCAATCTGCGTGTAACTGCTTCATTATTTGGATCAAACTCTTGACTAGGTAAAGGTAATGCTATCGTTTTAATATCAGCCATTATCTTTTACCATCTGGTCTAATCTCTAATCTAAGATCACCTGCTCTCCAACCATAGTCACTTGATGAATTTGATATTCTTACTGCAGCTTGTCTACTTCTAGCTCTTGTATTAGAAAATGTAGAATTAGGCGTTACATCAATAGTTTGCAATGTAGATAAATCTTGCAATGGATAGTCTCTACCTTTAATAGTAAAAGTTACACTATCACTTGTACTCTGTTGATCTCTAAACTGCACATCAGGTATTAGTTTAGATATAAAAATAAACTTTTCTCCATCTGGTTCTAAGTCAAAATCACTTGATTCTATGTATGCTGTAAAATCACTACCATCATCTCCATGACCTTTTTCATGATTATAAGTATAGTTAAGATTGCTTGCATCATTTTTACTTGCAGCTATAGGATATTCTAATATTGATGCTTGATCCCATGCTGTTCTTACAAAATTATCTTCTGTTGTTCCTATACTCCAAACATCTTCTAAATAGTTATATAAAACATACTTATCTATTTCTGTATTAGTGCCTGATGGATAAAACCACATTACTTCATTGGCAATATTATTAACTGCAGCAAAGACTTTAAATGATTGATCTTGGTTTAAATCAGATAAAACATAGTCTAATACTGTGCATGATATTTTTTCAGCAGAACCTGAATAAATATAAAAGCCACCATTATCCATAAAATAAACTCTATTATTTGCACTTACTGCAGCATTAGGTGCTATAAGGGATGGACCTTCTGCTACTTCTGTAAATGAAAAAACAAATGGTTCGCCAACAAATCGCATAGAAACTATGCCTACATCAGTCCATATAAGTACCTCTTGTCTTGTTCTTAATGCTCCAATAATTTCAGAGCCTGATGAAAGTTGTACGCCACCAGCTTGATTTGTTGCTGTAGGAGTCCAATCTACTGCACTTTCTCTATCAGAAAATCTTACTAATAATGGGTCTATAGTGCTTGAACCTATTGGATTACAACCAAATGCAATACAGTGTTTATCTACATCAGAAGTCATAACTTGTATAACTGCAGTGGGTACATCACTTGCACCTGATTCTGCTGATAATAAAGTAGCTCTAGTGCTTAAACCATCTGATTCATCCCAAAAATATATCGGTCCACCTCTTGGTGCAGCAATAGTATCATCACCAAAATTATCTATAGTCCATAATCTAAGTTGGTTTGTTAAAGATAAATCTTCTTTTGAACCAAATGTTCCAGTACCCCATGTATTTACACCCCAACCAGTAGAACGAACATAAACATCTAACCCTGAATTAATTTGATAAACAGCATCTGTTGCACTGCCTCCATTACCTGAATCACTAGAATTAGCTGTAGCTGAAGCGGTGAAAGTATAAGTATTAGCTGTGGGAGCAGAAGTTATTTGATGTTCTGTATTTAAAACAGCAGCCGTAATTAAACCACCTAAAGAAACAGCATTACTTATTGTTACAAAATCTCCTGTAACTGCTCCATGAGCAGTATCTGTAGCTGTTATAACAGCACTACCATCAGTTGCTGCAAAAGTAGTAACATTTAAGTCTGTTGATCGTATAGGATTTATATCGTAATAAACACCTCCATTAAGAACATAAAGTTTTTGATGAGTGCCTAATATTATAAATTGGTCGCCATCAATAGATTTATATGGATATAATTTTCTACAAGTTCCTATAAAAGTATCGTCAGAAAATTTATCCCATCCGCCAATTCTTTCAGGTTTACCTTTACGAAACCTTACTTTATCAGCATCAAACCAACCATATTCATTACTGTAGTTAGTACCTTCCTTATTAATTCCAGGTTTAAAAATATATTTAGCTAAAGGCATTACACTTCACTCCAATCTTTTTCTTCAAACATTAAGGCTTCTGCATTTCTTCTTCTAATTAATCCTTTTTTAACCTTGCCACTAGCTTTATTCCAACGCTTCATTTGAGCAGGTACTTCGTCATATTTGCCTTGATTTAATACTCCTAACATAGTGCTAGATTTTAAATTATTAGGACCTAAGTTATATGTCCAAGATACCAAAGCATCAAACATACATTGTTTTAAAGGTACTTCAACTGATTCATCTACAGCATTACAATATTCTTGCAACTCATGAACTAACATAGATTCTGCATCTTCTTTAGTTATAGAGTCTCCATCTTTAACATCTTTAGTATGACCATAACCTATTGTCCAAACATTTGCTGCACACTTATATGCTTCAAGTTCACACCCTTCAAACTTTTTAATTAGTGATATACCTTCTTGTGATATGTTCATTTATTCTCCTGTGGTGTAGTAACTTTTTTATAGTACACTACTACTTCTTGTAACTCACTGATATAGCGTTTTAATTCTTGTGTGTTGTATGCCATTAACTCATAATCAGTAACTGACATAGCAAGAAATACCACATGACCGCTTTCTTTTTCTATGCGTTTTAAAAATTCATCTAAGTTTTTTTCAGAAACAACATACCAATATGGCTCATTAAGAGATATATGACGAGGCATTACTGGTTGTACTATAGATCGTTCTATAGGTTTTGAAAGTATTTCTACTTGTTGTCTACTCGGAAATAGGCTGCAACTGTAAACCATCATCAAGACTATCAATAGTCCTACTGACTTCTTCAATACTATCAAATACTTTTTTTGTTCCATTGTTTACCCTTGTTTCTATTAAATTAGGTTTAGCAATAGCTAATTTAGTTAAGTTATGTCTTTTAAATATATCTAGATAACGACTCATTTCTAATTCTATTTCGTTATTTCTTTCTTGTATTTTTAATAAACCTTCTGATTGTGTTTTAAAATCACTTTGCAAAGTTTTAATGGTTTCTTTTTGTTGAGAATCTCTAAGTTCAAATGCTTGATTTAATTCTGCAAGCCTAGAATTTTCATTCCAAAGAAAAAAAGTAAACAAACTTAATGCAACAAGTATACCTAATAAAATTTTACTCATCTTTATCAAAATCTTTCATACATTCTATCCAAGGTTCTGTATCTATTAATGATTTACATACTTCATATTGTGCTTTCCATTTTTCAGCATCATATTTATCATTGTATTTTGGTTTAGGGTTTGGTACTGAACAAGCCTCTAATATTAAAAGAGAAAAAGAAAGACCAAAAAAAACTATAGACAAAGCAAAATACTTCATTGTTTAATTTGCTAATGGGTTTTTATCTTCTAG